GTTTGGTCCCAAGTAAAAACTTGGCCCGAGTATACGGCCGCGTCGGCGTTAGGTACGCTACTATCTTGTAATAACTTATAAAAATAGTCTAGGGAGCCGTAAGTATTTAGGCAAACGTCTAAAAGGGTTTGGCCGTTTATTCCGTTGTAATTCATATTATAAAAGTTCGGCGTTAGGGTTTATATATAGCTCGCCGCTTGGGCTAAGTTGCACTACGGGGGCCTTAACGGCGTAGCCGTCGCTCTCTATTTCTATAAGTATTTTACGGTTTATAGCTTGCACGTCGGCGGGGCTTTTAGTATAGCCCATTATACCCACGCCGTCGAGGGGGTTCTCTTTCCACCAACCCGCGAAAGCGTTAAACGTGTCTACTATGTGTTGGGTATCGCTTTCGGCTATAACTAGGTCGCCGTTGCTAAAAATTAGCTCGTTATTATTTAGGGCAATATCGTAACGTATGGCCATTTTATTGGGTTATTAAAGGGTTTTCTATATCCGCTTGGGCGGTTGTCGTTAACGTACCCGAAATAGGGGCCGTAGGCGGCGTAGTTGGTGCGCCCGCGCCTCCGCTCGTATGGGTATGGCTATTAAAAGTATTTATAATAGCGTTAACCTTGTTTTCTATATTATTTAGCTTAGTAGTTAGCTCCGCTACTTTTACCATACCATTAAGGGCGCCGTCGTTAAATTGGACCAACTCGGCCGCTATAAAAATTTTATCTACGTCGCCGTATTGCACTATAAAAGGCGTAGTATAGGTAGAAAATAAAACCTTTACCTCGCTATCTACTTTAGGTACTATAAGCAAGCCGTCGCTTATGGTAGTTTGTAGCTCTACCCCGTCTATAGTGGTAGTAGCCTTACCCGTAACCGCCTCTACCGAGCAAGTGCCCGCGCCCTCGTCCACGCTTAGCACTCTACCCGTTACTAGGTAAATAGTGTCTACGTTGTACGTTCCCGCTAGTTTTTGTATAGCGGAGGTTATAGCCCTATCGTTTTGCTCATTCATTTACTAAAATTAAGCTATTTTATAGTCTAGTATAATGTTTTGCCGTAAGCCTCCCGTACCCCCGCTATATTCTACCGTCTTTACTTTATACTTGCCGTTTCGCTCGGGTAGTATGTTGTCGACTAGTTGCACGTTGTCGCCTTGCTTTACGTATGGTATAGCGAAAGTCGTAAACTTGCCCTTAAAGCCCGTATAGTAAAATTTACTTAGCTCCGCTACGCCTTGGGTAAAAAGTTCCTCGGCGCTTTTAACGTCCCAAAAATATAAGGTTTTCCTCTCGCCCTCTACGTTTTGCGGGTACTCTTTGCCTTTCTCTTTTTTTTGGTATTTAAAGGCTTTGGCGGCCTTGTCCCAATATATTAAAATTTCTAGGCGCTCGTTGGTTGTCTTAGTCTTGCCCGTCTTGGTAGTTTCGGTACCCTCTAGCTTATTTACCGAGTAGCATACCGCGCTAAGTATTACGTCGTCGCGCCTTTTATAGGTTAAGTCGTCGCTTATTATATTTTGTTGGAAAACAAAAGTACTAGTAACGGCCTCCTCGTCTATATAAACCTTAGAGCCGCTACGTAAGTCGTTACCCCTAAAATAGGTTTCTAGGTGGTACTCGTCCCTTACCCTTTGTATAACTTGGGCTACGGTTTCGTTTTGGGTCCTAAAGTCGCCTATACGCGTACTAGTTTTTAGTTTGGCGTTTACGGTAAAGCCCGTACCCGCTACTAGCTCGGTAAGTATTTGCTCCCAAGTGTAAGACTTTTGGGGGTAGAGTTTATTAGGCGCGGCTATTTGCTTTAATTTATACATATTGTCCTCGGCCTTTAACTCTATAGGCTTTTTACTTATTACCTCGGTAATAAAACCCGTAAAAATTGGGCTAGGCGGTAGGTCCTTTATTTCGTTGCCTAGCTTGTCGTAATAGATATATCCAAAATTTATGGTAATAGAATCGCCTTTTAAAAATAGGGGCGTTTCACTATCAAAGCCGCCCACGTTTTTATTAGTGCCTCCTAGGGGGTATAGCTTGCCGTCTTGGTCCTTTACGTATATGTTTTTAGGAAACTTTACCGTAGCTTGGTTAGTAAGGTCTACCCAAGTGTCGGTAGCCTCAAACTCGGTGCAAAAGTCCATTAAAAAGGTCTTAGTACGCCCCTCGCCGTTTTGCTTTATGTATATTTCGGTTACGGCTCTAAACATATTACGCGCTTGTTATTTTTAACTCTACGGGTACGTCGCTTATGCAATTTATAGTAAAGGTTTGGTAAGAGTACCCCCCCGCTATTTGTGGTATACTACAATCCTCTACTACTAGGTTAGTTATACCTAAATTTTGTAGGTAAGTACTTGTAACGGCCTTAGCAACGGGAGCCCGTCGCCAATCGTTAAGCCTAGATACCTCGAGCGCGGGGTAGTGGCCGTTATGGCCTACTATAACGCCTTGTATACCTACGGTAGCGTCGTCCTCGCCTATGTACTCTTTTACGGTCCCGTTACGGCCTTGTATTTCGGTTTTTACTATCCTAGCGGCAAAGTCTACGGTAAGTATTACGCTATCGAAACGTAAACTAGGAAACTCTACGCTTTTGCCCGTTATGTTATCGGTGTAAGTACCTCCTACTAGTGTTATGTCGGCGTATACGGGCGTCCCTAGTATACTATCGTATAGCTTGGCGTCGGGCGCTTTATAGCCCGCTTGGGTTTTACTAGTTTGGTAGCCGTCGCTTTTTACGGGGTCGTTAGCGTCGCGGGCGTATGGGCTAGACTGTAAAGCCCTAATACCGAAAGCCCTAGCTAAGGCCGCCGTCGTAGCTACTATAGGTACCGTTTCGTTTATCTTATTAAATTCGCTCATAGTATTAAATACCCGCGGTTATTTGGCTATCGTTTATAGCGCTTAAAAGGGTTTGGGCTACCATTTCCCTTACTTTGCCCGAGCCCTCGGTAAGGTTGGTAGTTTGGACCTTAAAACTCTCTATAAGTTTGCCTATTTGTATGTTTATAGTTACGGCTTTAGTACCCGTAGCCCCTTTAGGGCTTACGTCTTTACTAGCGCCCTCTTTTTTGTCTTTTTTGTCTTTGGTCTTGGCCCCAGCGGTGCCCCCCGCGGGCGGCGGTGCCATAGCGGCCTTTTCTTTAGCCTCTTTGTCGGCCTTTTCTTTAGCCATTTTTTCCTCGTCGGCTTTGGCGTCGGCCATTACCTTGTCGTAGCCCTCTTTATAAGCCGTAGCCATACGGGTACCCGCGTTACCTAGTGCGCTCGTCGCTTTCTCCCAACCTCCCGTAACTTTAGACGCGTCCATAGTAAAAACGCCGCTTATCATTTCCCAAACGCCCGTAAAAACGTCGCCTATAATACTCGCAAACTCTTTAATAGTACCCCAAACGCCCATAATAACCGCGCGAAAGCCCGCAAAAGTATTCCAAGCGTACAAAACGCCCGCCACTAAAGCGCCTATAGCTACAACTACTACGCCTATAGGGTTAGCGGTTAGCGCCGCGTTCCAAAGCCATTGGGCCGCGGTAATAGCGCCCGTAGCTATGGTAGTAGCGTTAACGGCTAAGGTATAAATACCGTAAGCCGCGGCGGCCCCTCCAACTATAGAGGCTACTAACCCTACTACGTCGGCGTTTTGGGTGCACCACTCTACCGCTTTCATTAAGCCATTAACAAACCCGCCGAGCGCGTCAATAACGCCCGAAATAGCGGGCTTTAAAGCCGTGCCTATTTTTAGGTATAAAGCGCTTACGCTATCCTCTAGGTTAGATATTTGCCCGCCCGTAGTTTGACTAATAGCGGCCATACCGCCCGTTACGCCTTGCATTTCGCCGAGCCCTAAAATATAGGCTTGTATAGCGTCGCTAGTATTGGCTACGGTTGCCGTTTGGCCTTTAAACATAAAGCTAACTTTATCGCCCTCTTTGCTAGCTCTTACGCCAAACTCTTTAAGCCTCTCAAACTCGCCCGTTTGCGCGTCTATAAGCGCCTCGCTTAGTTGCTCGAAACTTTTACCTTTAGAGCTCGCTAAGTCGCCGAGTTTGGTCATTTGGTCCATAGTGGGTTTAAAGCCCATATTTGCCAACTTTACGAAACTACCCGTTAACTCCGCTACGCCGAAAGGCGTCTTAGCGGCAAACTCGGTAATATCCCCCATAGCCTTTTTAGCCGCCGAGCCCGAGCCTAAAGTAGTAGTAAGTACCGCGTCGTATTTCTCAAACTCGGCTAAGGTTTCGATAACCTTACCGCCAAAGTCCATAAGTTTATCTACGGCAAAAGCCGCCACTACGGCGGCCCCTACTTTTTTTACGGTGCCCTCTAGGTTGCCCATTTTGTTATCTAACTTAACGGCGTTACCCTCGGCGTCTTTAAGTTTAGCGCTTAAAAGGTCTTGTAAACTTATTGTATATACTACATTTTCGGCCATTTACTCGCTATATTGGTTAGTTTTCTTTAAAGCATACATAAGGCGCCCAATATATACCGCTAGCGTTTCGTCGTCTAACGTATCGGGGTCTATTTTAAAATAGAATTGTACTAACGCGGCCCATTGGCTTACGCCGTCGGCGTGGTCCTCTATAGTATGGTCCTCTATTTTTTTTTAAGTTGGTTTACGGCCATACTAATAAGGTTATACGCCTCCATAGTAGCGCCTAAGTAGTAGCGGTCGTTTTCGGGTTTTTCGTCCCATATACGCGGGTCGCTTTCCTCTTTAATAAGAAAGGCGTCTACTACCTCGGCCGCCGCGGTAGCGGGAGCCGTAAGCCCCTTATCCATTACTCTTAACTTAACGTGCCTAGGCGGCTCTTTTAAATAGCCTACTATTAGCTCGTCGGTTTCGCTTTTAAAAATTAACGGGTGTACTTTGCCGTTTTCTTTTTGGCTAAGTTCACCCGCTTTTACTAGAATTTCCTCGTTTGTCATAAATAAAAGTTTACGACAAATTTAGGGGTTTTTATTATACTCCGCGCTCGATAAGTCCAATAACCAAGGGTACGCTTACCATTAGCTTACTATCGCCTTGGTTAGCGGTAAAATTGTCCTCGGTAAACTCTACGGCTTTTAGTACGTCTTTGTTAGCTAAAATACCACGGCCCGAGTAAACTACTTGCACCTCGAAAGGTGGAATAAGCAACGGGTCGCCGTTTGGAGCCGCCGCGCAAATACGTTGCCACTCGTCTTGGTAAATTTCTAGGCTACCCTCGTACTCGTAGTTACCGTAGCCACGGCTTACGGGCTGACTACCAAAGCCGTAGTTATTTTCTTTTTTTTGCTTGCGCTTGTATTCAATCTTAGTAATACCTACCACGGGCACGCCAAAAAGTACGAGCGTTATGTTAGCCCAACTATAGTTAATACCGTTTATTAAGGGGGTTGCCATATTGTTTATTTATTAAATTGATAAAGTAAAACCGATATTTACTACTATATTCCTAGCTACTCCGATAGGCACCAACACAATAGAAACGACTAGCGTACTAGTGCTTAACACGTTTTGGGTAGTGTCTATAGTTGTTTGGTACGCGCTTAGCTCGCTATCTCTTACCATTTGGTCGAGGTTAGGGGCGCATTGGCCAATAAAATAGGCTACCGTAGTATCTTTAAGCGTACCGTCGGCGTTAAGTACTAGCGGGCTATTCAAGTTAGGCAATAAACTAGAGTATACGCCTCTTATAGCTTTGTCTATAGTACGGTTATTTTCGATATAAGCGTAGTCGCTAGTAACGCTTACGGCCGTGTGGCTATCGTTGAAATAAGAGCCCGCAATACCTACGTATTTAATAAGGAAAATATAGCGGCGGTTATCCAAAGTATTTAAAAGGCTTTGGCTTTGTGTTGCAACGCTTGCGCCGTTTGCGAATTT